TATCCCGAAAATACGGCGATAATTTTTTCACGCTGTCCATCTTACTTCCAAAGCTAAACGCACATCCGAATGGCTCCCCGTCCAGAAAATACCGCACGACATTTCCATTCTTATCCAGATTTTTATAGGTAATCACACTACCCAATTTTGGATACATTTGCAACATATCCTCATACATCGCCGCCGCTCCCGTCATTTCCCCTTTCGTCCGGAAAATCCATCCGGTCTGCAATCCGTACTCTTTGCACAAGATACAGCTTGCCGCGGCGAACGCACTGGTCTTTCCGGCGCTACGGTTGGAACACGTAATTGCCACGCCTGCGAACTCCCCGTCCACGTCCGGCTCCGTAAACAACCGAATCGGATTGTAATACTGAATCGGCTTGCCATCATCCGATACCGATTCAAATTTCACGCCATAATCTGCAAAAAGTTTTTCCCATTTGATATCATTCCAAAAAATCATTGTTTCACGTGAAACATTTTGTTTCACTTCCTCCTTTCTAGCATTTCCACAACCGCGCACCGCGTCCCGCATAATCTATGTTAACCGCCAGTTCCCCCGCCAGCAAAACCGCAGACAATCTCACGTTTATCGCACGATGATCGCACGTTTTGACTGCGGATGGACGGCGGGTAAAGGCAGAGCTACGCTGGGTATAAAAAGAGCTACGCTGGAAAACGTAGCTCTCTTACACGTATGGAATGAAGTTTTATAACACAAGATATAGTAACAATCAACTACAGGTAAACTAAATCCTCAAGTTACCGTCCGCCAGTCGGGGCGCGTACCCAGTTCATGGTTACTTATTCCATAAATGGGTTAAACTTTTCGGTATCACCGAACTTATGAACGTTTACCGCGGAAAGGTATGCGGTAAAGCCTTTGTCGCGGCGGAATTTGCTTTCTCCGATCGAGATGAACAGGTCGACTACTGCGCCTTTGCCCAGTTCGTCAACGCTGGAAACGGTGTCACTCTCTACGCCGTCCTCATAAAAGTCAACGCGGTAATTGGTCTGCGCTTTTACGTAGAGACCCGCTTCGTCGGTTTCTTTCGCCGGAATCCATTTTGCTTCTGCGGCGGCATCTTCACCAAACTCTTCGATGATT